GCCGTTTTTTATTTATGCATCTTTAAATGTAATACGTTGCCAGTTGGTCATGTTGATGGCAGCGTCACCTGCTGTGGTGTTTGAGAAGTAAACCAAGAGGAGTGTGTTCTTCGTGATGTCCGCGATGGTTCCTGCGTTGCCGAAGTAGTCAGTGCGTAAGCCTGAGCCTCTAAAGCGATGATGGAATCTCCATAACTTTTCTCCATATGGTTCGTGTATTCTGCCAGTGGTTGTACCCGCTGCCGCCAGGAGTTGTGTAGACAGCTGAGGGAACCTAATAATCTTCTCCTTAAGTATCTTGAAGCGTGAACGTTTTGCCCAGTCTCTGCCGTGGTAGAATTCTGTGCCAGGTACTGTATTTGCGCTCACAGAAAGGATATCCGTCAAATTGGGAGTTGCTCCGTTTGGCTGTCTGTCGATGACAAGAATAAACCGTATCTTCGGGTAATGTACTGTTGCGTCGGCTTGGCCACTGCTCAAACTAATATTGAAGATTCCTTTGAACGTAACGGACTTAATGTGAAGACGGTCTCCTATCCTTGTAATCCCTGAGTTTCCTTGGACAATGTCATTGAGGACAATTGCAGTTGCAACGTTTGTAATTGTTCCAGCAAGGTTCTGGTTGTCGACATGTTTTGTTTCGATATAACGGTTAAGTCTTTTAACTCCTCTAAGAGCGCGTTTAGCGAGTCTTCGTGTTCCTGATCCTCTTCTTCGCTTGAAGGTTCTTCGGCGTTTGAATCTTCTTCTGAAAGGCATGGAGAATCGTTTTGAAAGCGTTTAACAGGCATGAGAAAAAACGGCACGACCGTGCCGTTTTTCAATTATTATTGTCTTTACAATGAATCAGGAAGTCAGTGAAGTTGTCGAAGTTCCGTTGAACTTGGCTGCCTGTGACGTCTGAAAACACAACGTAGCGATGTATTCGGCGAACCAGGGCCGGGAGATTAAATTTCTCACGGCCTTGGAAGTTGTACCATTCATCAGGTCTGTAATTTGATGTAATGATGATCTTACGAGCGCGAAGTATCTGAGACGATCCTTTGTTTCCCACGCGGTAGGGGTATATGTCCAGCAGTCGAAGCATGGTATGGTAGGGCTCCCAACCTCCGAAGTCATCGAGGACCACAACGCGCTCTCCGGCATAGCCTTCCCAGTACTGTCCAGTAGACGAAGATCTCCAATAAGCTTCTTGGCCATACAAGCTAGCGCTAAAAGATTTGCCAGTGCCTGTAGGTCCGTAGTATAGTACCACGTCCAAATTTTCACGAACAGTCTGAGTCTCGCGGAGATTGATATAGAGCTGAATTCCTTTATTGTAACGTAAAAAGGCAGGGAAGTGGGTGTCAGATACGTTGGTCAAGTCAAGCCCGCGATCCAGGTCTTCCTTAAGGCGTACCAAGTCCATGCGTGCTCCCTGGCCGCCAGAGGGTTCTCCATAAGTCCATGGTCCATCGACTCTAGTATCCTCTTTAGTACAATAGTCAACGGCTTCCAGTTGTGATCCTTTGCGAGGTTCACAATGTGCTGTGTCTTCTGCCAGAGCTTGTTTAACTCTTCCAAGTTTGCAGCTTCGTTTGAATTCAATGTATCCTTGGAAGTGAGGGGTCCCTGAGTCGCCAACCTCGAGTTGATAGACCGCATAACGGACAAGGTCATCGAGAGCAAAGTCGAGTAGTGTCTCAGGATTGTTGACGGTGAAGACCCAGTGTGAGACCTGAGGTCCACGAGGCATGGTTGCTTTCTTGGAGGCTCCATGAAAATGAAAATGGAATTTCCCAGGAGTTCAGGAGTTTCGGTGGGAATGGGAATTCCCAAATGCTCCGGGTAGCCATGGAGATAAGAAAAGTCAACGAAAGTCAAACTGAAAATTCCTAGCCGGAATTTTTAGTGACGCAACCACATGGTAAAAAATTTTCGCCTGCTCGGCGAAAATTTTTTACAAAAGGGGGCTGAAGTGAGTGGGTAATACTAGCCACTCACTTCAAATCAGGGTGTCGCCCCCCGTCACCGGGGGGCTCCTGGCCGTTTATTATCACCAAGCCTAGATACCGTACCAGAGTGACCCTAACCTAACCTGTAAAATCAAGACCCTAACCTAACCTGTAAAATCAAGACCCTTAACCCGAACTAATCTAACACTTAAAAAACGGCACTACAGTGCCGTTTTTTATTTATGCATCTTTAAATGTAATACGTTGCCAGTTGGTCATGTTGATGGCAGCGTCACCTGCTGTGGTGTTTGAGAAGTAAACCAAGAGGAGTGTGTTCTTCGTGATGTCC